GAAAAGCAATATGCAATTAAAATACAGTAACTATGTGGCTTTCAGCCACGATCACGGCTTTGCCGTGAATAATTCAGGCTTATTATACCATTTTTCTTCTGACAGCAATTGTAAAAATTTTATATTTTCATATTTTAGGAAGACTTTGTGCTACGCACAGCTTTCCCGAGGATGTCAAGTCATTGCTACAAAAAATATGCGGCTTTTTTGCCAAGAAAATGGCTTAAAACCGCATATTTCTGTATAGAGGACGTTATATAATTGTCACAAAGTAGGTGGGGAGGATGTAACGTCATTGCTATAAATTAATACCTCTCATGAATTTTTATATTGTACCTTTTATTCTTTGAATAAACTTTTTTAATTCACGATACATAGCTCTACTATTGATTACCTTTCCTAAATTCAAATACGACTTTCCTGTTGCATTATCTCTTAGCATCGTTTGTGATAATACCCCAACAAAAAGCAACCTATTGCCAAGTGCAATTCCATCTTTTACAGGATATGTCCCATGATTATAAATAAAAACCGGACTTCCACTTGATCCTGGAAACACACCTGCATCAATCAAAAACACATCTTCACCTTTAAAATTATTCCATATTGGCGTCGCCGTTATTCCCTGCCTGATTATTGATATTTTATTTTTTTCATCATATAATCCACTCGGATATCCGATAAATGTAATATCTTCAATCGCAGATAAATTATCTACCTGCTCCTTAGACGGTATCATATTTTGATCAACTGTTCTAAAAAACGTTTCAATATTTCTATTCTGAAAATCATTAAATGTTCCAGCCAATGGTACTGCAATCAAATCTAAATCGCCCAATTTGTTTCCATTTATAATTGATTTGTCAAATTGTACCCTTATTGTCCTATCTGTAGGGAACCCCTTTTCACCAATATGCAACTCGACAAATCCTACTACTGCGTCTTTTAATACATGATAATTTGTTATTAGCAACGGAATAGATTCTGTTTCACTTTCGCGAATAGAAAATAAAAAGCCAGTTCCTGTTGATAAGGTTTTATCGTCATTTTGTGCATAAATAGGTACAGTTGTATATAACAGCTGGGTACCAATATCATTTATTTCCATCTCTACTCCTCACTTTCTTCTGTTGGGATAATTAAATACTCTTCCACATAATCAGCTAGTTTCTTAGCGTCTGCCATATTATTTTTTCTTAAGAACCAATATGCGACACTACATCCTATTCCCCCAACCGGACAAATAGAATAGAAAAGAATACTCAAAAATTTCAATTCATATGTAACTTGAGAAATCAATGCACTTAAAAACGCACCCAGCAAAAGAGACGCAACACCCAAACACACTTCTGCATATGGAAACTTAGCTTGTTTAATTTCTTTGCATTCTTTTTGTAGTTTCTCAATCGAACCTATATCCAATACTATTTTATCTCTTGATTTAGGAACATGAATATTATAAATATCTTTGTACTGCAAATTTCTATTATTTTCATCACTTATAACATTTCCGCTTTCTTCCGATGTCACATTTGAAAATGCTTGATATATCTCATCATCCATCTGTTCCATTATTTTCCCCCTATTCTTTTGTCTATTTTTTATTTTAGTATACTACAACCAAACTATAAATGTGAACGTTTTATTTCCATTCTACCTCCACTCTCCCATCATCATACACATATATTCCCTGCACATATTCTTCCAGCATCTCTCGTGTCAGCTTCTCATAGCCTAAATACTTCAACATTTGCTCCACCGGAATATTCTTTTTCATCAGGATTTCTTTCTCACCATTTATCAGTTCTTCTAGTTCCTGTACACGTTTCTGCAGTCGTTCTCTTTCTTCTTCCAACTGCTTCTTGGCTTCCATAAACTGGTTCTGGTTCATCTGTCCCTCGTGATACTTCTCATAGTTCTGACGATTCTGAATCTTTATCTGCTCCTGACGTTTTTCACAGTCCGCACTTTCCAGCTCATAGGCTTCTATGCTGTCCGTATGCTGTTTTCTCATAGATTGCTGCATCTGTTCTTGGCTGATATTCTGACGTAAATATGTCTTAATTTCTGCCAGCACAATATGCTCCAGCATTTTGTTATCCGCTTTTCCGGCAAAACATCCTGTATCTTCTTTTCCTTTACTGTAAGCACAGCTATAAAGGATATGACCATGAACCGGACTGCTTGAAGTCAGGCTTCTGTGACAATTTCCACACTTCACATAGCCACCTAACAGTGTTGTTTCCCTGTCAAATTTGCTTTTCTTGGTGTATCTAATCTGCAAGGACTGTGCTTTCTCAAAGACTTCTTTTGATACTATCGGCTCGTGGTGATTTTCCATCACTTTCCACTGATTTCTTGGCACTGGTACTTCTTTCCCTGTTCCGGGATCTGGAATCTTTTTCTTTCCATAGACCATACAGCCTATATAAGTCTTGTCATCCACAATCTTCCGTATCATATCACTCGTCCACTGCAATCCTCTTGATGAAGCTTTCTTACTGCCTGATTTCTGTCGTCTGCTCATAGACTGCAAGGGAGTCAATACACCCTCTTCATTGAATAACTTACAAATCTCCATCTTGGAATATCGCTGATTGGTCAGTTCAAATACTCTGCGGATCACTTCTGCTTCGTCCTCTACAATCACCAGTTCTCTCTTATTTTCAGGATTAATTCGATACCCATAAGGTGCAGAACCACAGCAATATTCACCTTTTCCTCGTCGGGTGCTGACTGCTGTCTTTACCTTTACAGACTGGTCTTTCACATAAAAGTCTGCGATCAGTCCTTTAAACTGTACTTCGATGTCTGAACTCTTTCCTTTATAATCTTTAGAATCATATCGATCTGAGATAGAAATGAAGCGTACTCCAAGAAATGGAAAAATCTGCTCTAGATAAGTTCCCATCTCAATATAGTTTCTGGCAAAACGGGAAAAATCTTTTACCACAATACACTGAACTTTATTCTCTCTGGCAAGTTCCAGAACCTGCTTAATTGCCGGGCGCTCCATACTGGAACCAGAATATCCGTCATCGTAAAACTCCTGAAATGGCATAGCAGCAAGCTCCGGAATATTGGAAATATAATCTTTTACCAGTTTTCTCTGATTGATAATGCTGTTACTTTCTCCCTCTGAATCATCTTCCATGGAAAGACGGTAATATCCAATAATCAGTTTCTGATCACTCATATTCTACCGCCCCCTTAAACCCAAAGTTGATTTCCAGTCTGCCATCACCATATAGATATATACTTTCAATCAAACTCTCTGCAAGTTCCGCATTGATTCTGGTTGTCCCATCCACTTCCAACAGACTTCGTAAAAATCTGGCTTCTTTTTTCTGCTGTTTTTCCAGTTTGCGTATAGTCTGCTCCAGAGACTTCTTCCTCTCTTCACAGAACACTTTCCAGTTATTACGGTCATCTTTCATTTCTATATAGGCTTCTTTGGAAAGTTCGCCCTCTTTATATTGCATAAATGCCTGTGCCAGTTTTTCTGAACGTCTTTCCATATCTGCATCCAGTTTCCTGATCTCTGCTTGAATTTCTTTGATTTTGGCAAGAAAGACTGCACTGCTTATAGCAGACATATCCTTTTTCCGTAAGTCAGATAACTGAAACTGTCTGGTCAGCTCTGAACGGACAATTTTCTGCAGCTTCTCTTCGGAAATAGATTTGTGACTACATTTTCTTTCATCCCGATACTGGGCAGCATTGCAAAAGTAAAGCACATCGTTTCCGTATCTGCGTGTACACATTTTCCGCTTGCAGTCTCCACAATAGAATACATTATAAAATGCTCTTTCATCCTCTTCCCATCCTGCCGTAGTTTTTGTTGCTTTCTGTTGTGCTGCTTTTAACCTGACTTGTGCTTTGTCAAACAGTTCTCTGCTGATAATCGGCTCATGGGCATTTGGCGTAATAATCCACTGGCTTTCATCCAGTATATCACACCATTTTTCACCTCTTTGAAATCTGGATTCATATTTTCTCTGAACCAGATCGCCATAATAATTATTTCGATTCAGCACTGCATGTATCGAAGAATTTCCCCACTGATGAAGAGTTTCTACGTCCTGACAGTACACATGATGATATCGGTTATAATCTGAAATTCGATGTACCCCATCCTCAAACAGCCCGTCAATAATGCTCTGTATGCCATCTCCTGAAGCATATTCTTCAAAAATCCTGCGGACAATCTTTGCAGCTTCTGGTTCCACAATCAACTTATAAATTCCATTTATCTTTTCCACACAATATCCGTATGGAGCTGTAGATCCCACATACTCACCATTTTTCTGTGCAATACGTTTCGCTGCACGTTCTTTTGCGGAAATGTCTTTCGCATAAGCATCATTCACCAGATTCTTGATATTCATGGATAATTCCTGATTCTTGGCATCCGGTGCAAATGAATCATAATTGTCACATACAGAAATAAACCGTACTTTCATAAAAGGAAGAATCTTTTCCAGATAGTTACCAGTTTCGATGTAATTTCTTCCAAATCGTGAGAAATCCTTTACCAGAATACCGTTTATTTTACCTGCCCTGACATTACTCATCATCCGTTCAAATCCCAGTCTGTCAAAATTTGTTCCAGTTTTTCCCAGATCAGAATAAATGTCATATACAGCAATTTCATACTCTCTGTCTGGATTTTCATTGTGCTTCTGAATGAACTCTTTTATCAGCGTAACCTGTGTTTCAATAGATTCTGACTTTTTTTCATCACTGTCTACGGATAATCTGGCATAAATTGCAGCCATACATACCGGAATCCCAAGAACTTTCTTCTCTGTGTTTTTCTTATATCTTTTTGCTGTCCTTGCCATTTATCTCACCTCTTTCCTGCACTCTATCCGGTGTTCCGCATAAAACCGTCTTATGACTTTCATTTTCTCAATCATATCCTGATAACGGATGTGAATTTTAATTTGCTTATTTTCATAAATATAAATTTTATCTACGGTCAGTGCCAGCAATGTGCGATCCAGCTCTTTGATTTCCAGTGATTTCTTCCAGTCCTCCAACTGAACAGTTGCAGACACTCCATCCTCAAACATTTGCTTTACCAGTTTTTTCTGGTTTTCAATCATCTGCTCCAGTTCTTCACATTTTCTTCCGTAACTTTCCCGAAAATCATCGAACTCTTCTTTGCTGATCAGTCCCTCTTTCAAGTCATCACCCAAAGATGCTTTCAAGCTGTAATAACGGTTATATTCTTCCTGCAACTTACTAATCTGCGTATCATAACCGATTACCTGATCGTAGCTGACTTGCATCTCACAAAGTTCTTCCATAATCATCTGATAGTCTACAAAAAGTGCCGTATATGCCTGAATCTCTTTCAACACAATTCTTTTCAGCACCTCTTCCGGAATACTGTGTCTGGTACAATCTCCACCTTTATTCTTTGTCTGGCAGATATAAAAAGCTTTTTTCTTCCCCTTATACTGATTTACCCTGCGTATCATCGGTGTCTTGCAATCTCCACAAAACACAAATCCCGAAAAAAAGCTTGCACTGTCTGATGTTTTCGATGCCCTGCCATCATATTGAAGCAGTTTCTGAACCACATCAAAATCATTTTGCCTGATAATTGCCGGATGCGTATTTTCTACTTTCACCCACTCTGATTCTGGCTTATCCAGGCGTTGCTTTACTTT